ATTAGTGTAAGTAACTTATTGAGACCGATTTCGGTCGCATTCTAATAAATGTAATATCTGCCAAAACTTGTCTATGTGTCATCCATGAGTGGTCATCTGCCAAGTGCAAGTCCCACCCAATCGGATGTACTGCCAACTCTTAATCCTCCCTGATGAGTGAATTGTTGAAGTATTGCCTCCTCCCCTTCAATACCTAAATCGGTCAGTATACTCCTCTAGGCTTTTGGCACAATCGGATGTGGTTCGTTTCTCTGCCAAAAAATTTGGAGAACGATTGGGATCAGCACCGTCAGCGGTTTCAACTCATTGTATGACTGCCAAAAACCGAAGCCGGTAGGGTCGCGTTGGCAGGTAACCCAATTCGGTTAAATAATCCTATTAGTCATGTTCTCTTTCATTGTTTCGACCGTTAACGGTCGCGCCAGGAGTAATAATCTGTCTCTAGTTGTGAACAACAACTATAACCGAAATAGGTTTCTACATGAACGTTTTCGGTCTTTGGCCAACTTTTCCCTTATATTATTGTGTCGTGGTCTCATTCTGTACAGATGGAGCAGCAATCTCTCCCAAAGACCGTTAGAGATCTTAGTGCACATCTCCAGGTTACTTTTGTACAGCTTCTTTTACCTTGCAAGTTTTGCTATAGTTTTCTAACTACGAATGATAAGTTGCTGTTTGACTTATTTGGACTGCAGCTTGTTTATAGAGGCGGCTACCCATATGGAGCTTGTCAGCCATGTCTTTCTAGCTGCTGTAAAATAGAGTTTTTGATGTTTTACGAGGATACTCTAGATGGGCATGGTGTTGTCGCAACTACTGGCAAGAGTCTGCAAGAACATCCTGTGCGTTGCGTGCTGTGTGCCAAGCTGTTGACACCATCGGAAAAGGATTCAGTAGTGCATTTTGGAGAGAAGGTGCATAAAGTAAGAGGTAGATTTAAAGCTAAGTGTGGGCTGTGTAGGTTAGCCTGCATTTGATTTTTGACACAATGATTGGGCCACATCCCACATTAAAAGACATTGTGTTGCAAGAAGTCCCTGAAGTGGTGGACCTTAATTGTTATGAACAAGTGCCACCAGAGGACATCCTGTTGGAAGAGGTAGGGCGTGTATCCGACTTATACCAGGTCGTGTGTCACTGTGCACGCTGCGATCATCTTATAAGATTGACCCTGATTGCTGAGCACGCTGCACTTCAGGTTTTACATCAGCTGCTGTGCGGAGACATCTCTATCGTCTGTCCTAGCTGTGCTGCTCGCCTCTAAGATGTCGGACCCAGGTACTGAACCAGACGAAGGATGTAGTGGGTGGTTTGTGGATGAATCTGAATGTGTGGACTTTACAGACGATACTTTCGATGAACTATTTGACAGAGACACAGATGATGAGCTATCAGATTTTATAGATAATGCAGATGTTACGCAGGGCAATTCCGGGGAACTATTCCATCATCAGGAAGCAGTACAAGATGAGGACCGATTGGGCGCTCTAAAACGAAAGTACATTTGCACTCCTCAGAGAACCCCAGAGCAGGAACTCGATAGTTTAAGTCCCAGATTAGGGGCAATCACACTTTCTCCGCCGAGTGCTGTCCACAGAGCTAAGAAGAGGCTAAATTTTCCGAATGATAGCGGCATAGACGTATCTATTCAAAATGAAGCTGGTGATACTCCTCAGCTACTTCGGTCGCAGGTAGAAAACATCAATATCGGGACTAATGGTGGGGACGAGGCACATCATACCGCGGTATTTGACAAGGCAAAATCGAGACTCATTCTATTGTCCAGGTTTAAAAAAATACTGGGCATCGGCTTCACTGACATCACTAGAACTTATAAGAGTAACAAAACATGCGCCGCGGAGTGGGTTGTTTCTTTGCATGACTGTAATGAGGTGCTATCTGAAAGCCTTAAAACAACTCTTGTGGAGCATTGCATATTTTTTCAGCATATCTATACGTGTACTGACGAAGGATCTGTGCTACTTATGCTGTTAAGATTTCGGAGTCAGAAATCTAGAGACACTGTGCAGAATCTATTTAGAAGCTTGTTGGGCCAGATGGACATGTTAGCCGATCCCCCAAAAATACGCAGCGTGCCTGCTGCACTATATTGGTATAAACGCTCAATGAGCTCTACAAGTTATATGCATGGATCATTTCCAGAATGGATCCTGCAACATACAATGCTCAGCCATTTATTAGGCGAAGAGAAGCCATTTGAATTATCTGTAATGGTTCAGTGGGCATATGACAATGGATATGCAGATGAGAGTAGAATTGCTTACCAATACGCTCTACTTGGGGACACAGATGAGAACGCAAAGGCGTTTTTAGCTTCAAATGCTCAGGCAAAGTATGTAAAGGACTGTGCAGCTATGGTGAGACACTATTTAAGAGCTGAGATGGCAGAGTTAAGCATGTCTGCATGGATATATAGAAGGCTAGAGCCCATTGAAGATGGAGGGGACTGGCGCGAAATAGTGAAATTCCTTCGATTTCAAGAAGTGGGATTTATCCCCTTCTGTATAGCTTTCAAAAAATTCTTAAGAGGAACTCCAAAGCATAATTGCATCGTTTTCTATGGGCCCCCAAATACAGGAAAGTCAATGTTATGCATGAGCTTATTGAATGTATTAGGGGGAAAGGTTATATCGTATGCAAACAGTAGAAGCCATTTCTGGCTACAACCACTAGCTGACACTAAAATTGGTCTACTGGACGATGCTACTAAGGCATGCTGGGACTATATGGACGTGTACCTCAGAAATGCACTAGATGGAAATCCTATTAGCGTGGATTGTAAACATAGAGCCCCACAACAAATAAAATGTCCACCTCTTCTAATCACAACAAATGTAGATGTAATGTCTGACGATAGATGGCGATATTTACATAGTCGACTTACTGCATTCAATTTCAAAAATCAGTTTCCATTTGATAGCGAAGGAAATCCAGGTTTTGCCCTCACTGATGCAAACTGGAAATCTTTCTTTACAAGGTTTTGGCTGCAGTTAGAATTGAGTGACCAAGAAGACGAGGGAGACGATGGAAACTCTCAACAGCCGCTTAGACTCACTACAAGAAAAGCTTCTGAACCTCTATGAAAAGGGCAGCACTCTACTTAAAAGATCAGGATCGAACACTGGATAATTAGGGAAGAGCAGGTGTTGCTCTACTACGCTAGACAAAATGGAGTCATGAGGCTTGGGATGCGCAATGTTCCAAGTTTACAATCCTCACAGGAGAAGGCAAAGCAGGCAATTGAAATGGTTCTATTGCTGCAGACACTTGCACTGAGTGACTTTGCTGATGAGCAGTGGACAATGCAGGAAACAAGCAGAGAAATTTTTCTTGCAAATCCTGAGGGAACATTTAAAAAAGGCGGCAAACATGTGCGAGTGAGATATGATGGTGATCCTGAAAATGAGACAGAGTACACTCTATGGCAACATATATATGTTCAGGGTGATGGTGGACAATGGGCACGGCTCACTAGTGGTGTTGATAGTAAGGGGATTTTTACAGAGGATAATGGACTGCGAGACTATTATGAAATGTTCGAGCCAGATGTTGAGAGATATAGCAAGACTGGACAATACACTGTTTTCTTTAAAGGAAAAATAATCACCCATAACGTTGTTTCCCCTGTTACTAGCTCTACCCCGAGATCGTCGCGGTCACGGACCGACCAACAGACCGGTGTACCCTCCAGCCTCCCGCGCTCGCACCACGAGGGCAGGCCGCCCCAACAATCTTCCGACACCCCTAAAGGAAAGGGAGGGCCGTCCAGGGCATACGCTAATCGCAGATCCAGATCCCCAACCTACGACACCCCATCCTATCGAGTGGGACGACGACGCGGTACCAGACACAAGTCCAAAGGACCCAGAAACACAGCCAGCGAGCGATCCCGCTCCAGATCCCCTGCCAGAACCACCCCTACCAGACATCCCGAGCTTCGCGGAGTCTCTCCTGAGACAGTTGGGTCTTCACCTACAACAGTTGGAAGAACAGGTGGCACGAGACTTCGACGCCTTCTACAAGAGGCTCGGGATCCACCTGTAATCTGCTTGAAAGGGGGGCCTAACCAGCTAAAGTGTCTAAGGTACCGCTTAAAGGGACGATACTCTGACTACTTTGAAAGTGTAAGCACAACATGGCACTGGGTCGACAAAACATGCACCACTCGTGTGGGAGATGCTAGGATCCTGATAAGATTCAAGGACCCTGGACAAAGAGACACATTCTTAGATACAGTGACTGTCCCCAAAGGAGTCAGAGTACATCTGGGTAGCTTTTATGGGATCTAATAATTGTGTAGTGGAACCTCTATGTGATTTTGCTGTAAATAAGCTGCAATGCCTCGCTCCCGCTCACGCAAGCGCCGTGCTGCCCCTAAAGACATATACCCTGCATGCAAGATAAGCAACACCTGCCCTCCTGATATTGTCAATAAAATAGAACACACAACTATTGCAGATAGAATTTTGCAGTATGGTAGCCTCGGTGTTTTCTTTGGAGGGCTTGGAATTGGCACTGGATCTGGAGGAGGTGGGCGCACAGGCTATGTCCCTATAGGAGAGGGACCAGGAGTGCGGGTGGGTGGACCAAGAGTGGCAGTACGACCATCCATTCCCGTTGACACTGTCGGACCGTCTGATCTTTTCCCTGTTGATACCGTCAATCCCATGGGCCCGTCTATAATACCTCTGCAGGAACTTCCTCCAAATGCAGACGTGACTCCATCACTAATAGAGGTCATTGCGGAGGTTCACCCGGTATCAGACACTCCTCCAACCCAGACCCCATCAATAAACACAACTGACTCTAGTGCAGTCCTGCAAGTTGGTACAGATCAAGGTAGAGTCGTATCTCGCACACAGTACAACAATCCCTCGTTTGACGTGGCCATAATCACAAATGCCCAATCAGGGGAGATATCTGCTAGTGACCATATCTTTGTTAATGGGCATGGAGGTGGCCAGTCTATTGGTGCTGATTCTATCCCTCTAAGGGGCTTTGGAGTACGCTCCTCTGAGGTTGAGGGGGTCACTGAAACATCATTTTACACAAGTACTCCCACTAGTCGTCCAGTCGCCCGGCCGAGGAGCCTGTATGGACCACGCATAGAGCAGCAAATAGTGGAAGACGTTTCTTTCATCACTAGACCGTCTTCCTTTGTCACTTTTGACAATCCTGTGTACGATGCATCAGTTAGTCTGACATTCGAGCAGGATTTAGCTGAACTTGCTGCTGCTGCTCCTAGGGTTGAGTTTTCTGACATTGTTAGATTGGGGCGACCTCAGTTTTCTCAGGGCCCAGATGGTCGTCTAAGATTGGGCCGGCTTGGACAAAAGGCAAACATCAAACTTCGAAGTGGGTTGAAAATAGGCCCTAGGTCTCACTACTATTATGAGTTCAGCACAATTGGATCTGAGACAGAAAGTGGGGTTGTTGGTGAGCAATCTACGGCGTCCACTCTTGTCTCTGGTCAAGCTGAGGGAATACAGTATGATGCATTTGAGGAGATAGAACTGTTCGAATTATCTGAACAACCCCTAATACCTGATGACGAATTGCTAGATACTGGTTTCCTAGAGGCAGTTCAATCTTTTGCAGATGACTTACAACTTGTATTTGGGTCTCGTGCTGGTAGATCAAGGTCTGTAAACCTACCAAATTTTCCTCACATTCGCAGAGCAGGTGGGCCTGTGTTTGCGTATGACAATGATGTGTTTGTGTACACTCCTGAAAGCTCTGGAAATTTACAGTCAGATGCGCGCGAGCCTGACAACATGATTCCATGGATAATTATTGGCACACAAGGTAGCGACTATGACTTGCATCCCAGTCTTCTGCGACGCAGGCGCAAACTATCTTTTCTATGATTGTTTTGCAGATGGCGGTATGGCTTCCAGCGCAGAACAAATTTTATCTGCCTCCTCAGCCTGTCAGCAAAATTTTCAACACTGACACTTATGTCACACGGACAAATATTTTCTACCATGCCAGTACTGATCGCTTGCTCACTGTTGGTCATCCATTTTATGAGGTCACAAAATCTGTAGCAGGAGAAAACACTGTCACTGTTCCTAAAGTCTCTCCAAATCAGTATAGAGTGTTCCGGGTCAGATTTCCAGATCCAAATCGCTTTGCGTTTGGGGACAAAAATATATTTGATCCTGAGAAAGAACGATTGGTCTGGGCCTGTCGAGGGTTGGAAATATCTCGTGGTCAGCCATTAGGTGTTAGCATTACAGGCCATCCACTATTTAATAGATTTGATGATGTTGAGAATACTGGAAAATACAACAGTGGCCACAGCACTGGCGACAATCGACAGAATATTGCATTTGATCCAAAACAAGTGCAGATGTTTATGGTGGGATGCATTCCTGCAACTGGTGAGCACTGGTCTAAGGCACAGAGATGCGCTGGTGCAGCATATGAGGCCGGTGACTGTCCTCCTATAGAGCTAACAAACAGTGTTATTGAAGATGGGGACATGGTAGATATTGGGTTAGGTGCGCTAGACTTCAGGACGCTGCAGCTAAACAGATCTGATGCACCTTTGGACATTGTGAACTCTGTGTGTAAATATCCAGACTATATAAAGATGGGGAAAGATCCATTTGGAGACGCTCTTTTTTTCTATGCTAGGAGGGAGCAGTTGTACGCTAGGCACATGTTTAGCCGAGCAGGCCTCAATGATAGCGAGGCCGTTCCATCTGAGCTCTATTTACCCGCTAAGGAGGGCCAGGCTCAAAAAACAATTGCCACTGATAATTACTTTATAACTCCCAGTGGGTCGCTTGTATCCAGTGATGCCCAGATTTTTAATAGAGCTTATTGGTTGCAACGTGCTCAGGGGCAAAATAATGGCATTGCATGGGAGAATCAGCTGTTTGTGACTGTTGCAGATAATACAAGGGGTACAATTATGTCCATTAACACTCCACAACAGCAAAACGGTAGTCCAACTGACTATGATGCTGGTAGTTTTAAGGAGTACCTTCGACACACTGAGGAGTTTGAACTGCAGTTCATAATGCAACTGTGCAAGGTTACTCTAACACCTGAGCATCTGTCATATGTCCATGCATTTAATCCAGACGTGATTGAAAGCTGGCAGCTGCTTGTAGGAAATCTACCATCAAGCAGTATTGAGGATCAATACAGATATATAAACTCTCTAGCCACTAAATGTCCGGATGCCATTGTCTCATCTGAGAGAAAAGATCCATTTGCCAATTATAAATTCTGGGATGTAGATCTCACAGATAAAATGTCTGACCAACTAGATCAGTACGCACTTGGTAGGAAATTTTTATTTCAGAGTGGACTGCGGCAGACTGACACAAGAGCGGCAAAGGTGAAAGCCATGCGAACTGGAAGCAGTACTAGCCGTCCTGCAAAAAGGAGAAAGAGATTGTGA